TTTGAAATCTTATATACAAGTCTTTCCATTTGCTTCCAGAGCTGTTCTAAGTTTGCATTTGCATCCACACCGGAACAAATCAGCCTTACCAGTTCTTCATTGGTCTTTTCTGTTGACACTTAAACATTCGCCCCCTATAATTTATTTAAAACTATAAGGGGCTTGTTTCTTTTTTTCGGAAACGTGCAATTCCTGTTACATGCTTAAAAGGCGGTATCTTCTCCCAACTCCTGCGCCTTTTCAAGCATGTTTTTTATCTCTTCTTGTTTATATTTGTCTGCTTTCATTCGTCTAACATTTACTTCTGGCAATTTTATATCTAAGGTATCTGCGTAAATGCGTTCTACTGCACGGTCACCGCACTTTAATTCAAGACTTTCCACGTTACTTGTATAAATAGTTAAAAGTTTTCTTTTATAGCGAAAATCAACCAAAGCTAAAATTTTTTCTCTATCCCAGTCTTTGTATGTTGTCGTTGCTCCAATATCGTCCACAATCAAAAGGGTTGCTTCACGAATCGCTTTTACTTCTTCTCTTGCTGTTTCACTTTTATCTGCCATTTTTTGCAGATAATCCGACATAGAAATAAATTTGACATTAATGTCATATCTTTTTATCACTTCATTGGCAATGCAGCAGGCTAAAAGTGTTTTCCCACTCCCTCTTGTCCAGGAA